CCAATGCTGCCAACGATGGCCACGATCAGCCCGCGCGCTCCGCTGCCGGCCTGCACGATGCTGACTCGAACCTCGGCGTCGTCTGGCAGGGCCGTCACCAGCAGGCCGACCGTTGACGCGGCTGTCACGCTGGTCAACTCCAGCGCGTCGATGGTCAGCGTTGTGCTCAACATCGGCGCCCCGTTGACTGTGATGTCGATTTCCACCACGCCGGAGGCACTGCTTTCGATCAGCGATGCCCGCACTTGATCCACCGTGATCGCGCGCTGAATGCGAAAGTAAGCCACGTCCAGGCCGACCTCCAGATTGCTTTCCAGGTCGCTGCACGAAAGCTGGTACTTCGTCGCCCCGGTGACGGTGCCGATCAGGTCGAATCCCCGCTGGATCAGCACGAACTCGTTGACCACCGTGCGTGCCCGCGCCAGAGATCCGGCAATGGCCGTGAAAGCTCGCTGGTAGTAGGGGTTGGTGGCCATGTCAGCGCGCCAACTTTCTGGGCGTGAACATGATCTGGTTGGTCTTCAGCGTGTGCGGCAGTTCGTTGGTGGACAGCGAACGAAGCAGCAAAGACATGCTTCTGCCCTGCCCGTGAATCGGGAACCGCAGACGGTTCACCAAGGCCACGTCCCAGTAGGCGCGGTCCCAGGAATTGAAGTCGTAGAACAGCCCCGCCCCGTAGACCTGGCGGAAGGCGTTGATGTTGGTCGTGCTCACCCCGGCAGAGTTGGGATCTGAGTCGTCGAACTCGCCGGCCACCGCAATCTCGAATGCGCTCTCGGCTTCGATCTGCACTTCGGCGTGCCGGTATTGCTTCAGCGTCAACGGGCTGCGCTGGCTTTGGCTGCTCAGTCTCAAACCTGCTTCGACCTCCAGGCCGTCGAACGAACGGCCCACGTCGGCTTCGTACACCATGCCGTCGGCGCCGCCGTAGAACACCCGGTAGAAGCCGTTGATCTCGCCGCCCACAGCGCACTCGATGACCATGCCGTAGTCGCACGGCATCCACTCAAAACTCTTGCCGGTGAAGGTGGCGCTGACGAACAGGCCGTCGCTGAAGAAGCAGCGGTAGCGGCTCTTGTTGCGCACCAGCACGCTGCACTTGACCGATGCGTTGCGCACCAGCGGGTCGATGTTGCGAGACACCGACTCGTACTCGAAGTTGCCGAAACTCTGCGTGGGCCTGAAGCGGTTGAAGCCGTCGCGGTCGAAGGTCATGTGAACCCCGGCGATTTCCTGCGCGGCGTTTGCCTGACCACCAGCCTGGTCGCTGATTTTCTTGAAGTCCCACGGCTCCGAACCAGCCGCTGCCGTGCCGTACAGCACGAACACACTGTCGCGGCAGATGACCATCAGGGCAGCAGACGACTCTGATCCGCTGACCACCAACAAGCCGGTGCCCACGTCACCAGTGCCCAACTCGGCCGCGCCGGTCACTGCGCTCCACTGGTACGGGTTGCCGATGGAGGAATGCTGCAAGCTACCCCGGTACAGGTAGAACAGGTGGTTCTTGTGGGCGATGACCTGAGTGGCGCGGATGGCGCCCATGCCGGTCGTGATGGGCACGAGCACCGTGCCGTCGAACTCGAATTCAGCGTTCACCCCATCGCAGCAGTACAGGCGCTCGGCGTTCAGGCTGGCCGTGAAGTTGAAAGGGAAGGTCTGCACCCGGCCGCCGTCCAGCACGCTGATCACCGCGGCGGCGCCGGCCAGCACACAAGCCCCGCCACCGACTGCTGCGCCTGCGGCAAAGACCCCAGCCACCGGATCGATGATCAGCCGGCCAGCAGCCGTGCCGGCTCCGAAGGTGCCCGACTCCAGCACCACGCGCTTGACGGTAGCGGTGGCTGCGCCTTGAACCAGAGACGAACCCTCGGCGTACACCGCAGAACCCCCGGTGAAGCTGACCTGGCTGAACAGAGGAACCACGGTCCAGCCGGTGGCGCCTTCCTTGTACGTGATGAGGTTGCCGCCAGATCCGCGCCAACAGTAGACGACGCTGTTCAAGATCGCCACACCGCGTATCAGGTCCGCACCGGCAGGCGCCACGATGTCGGTGCGGTAGTTGTTGGCCGCCGCTTCGCTGATCACGTTGTCCAGAAACCCGTCGATCACCGGCTGGGTGTCGGTCACTGTTCCACGGGCGATCGCGCCTTCGCGGATGACCTCGTTGACGAACGGCCCGCCGACGATCTTGGTCACGCCGATTTGGGTGGCAGTCACGTAGATCACCACCGCCGTGGCGCCCGATGTCAGCCCGTTTACGGCATCGCCCACCACAAGGTCGGTGAAGCCGGCTGTGGCTTCCAGCAGCGTGTAGATGGCAGCGCTCGGGCTGGGTCGCCCGCTGAAGCGCTCGAAGCCGCCCAAACGCCTGTAGCCCCCACCGAACTCGGCTTCGTAGTTCGTGGCGAATCTGGCGGTGCCAGACTTGGCCATGCCGGGTGGTGATGTGAGGTCGAGCCCACCGCCGAATGCCGAGGCATCGACTTGCACGGAGACCTGTGGCAGTTCGCGGGCAGCCATGATCAAGCCAAAGGCCTGGCCCCGATGGTCATCGTCGGGCCCTGGTCGGTCCACAGGTCGTCATACAGTTGATCGCACTCGTCACGCGCACGGCTGTAGACCTCGGGCGCGGCATCGAACGCGGCCAGATTCTTCAGGGCCTCCCACGCAATGACCATGTGGTAGTCGTCAGGCATGCCCGGGATGTCGGCATCCAGCGCCAGCGGTAGCACCTTGGCGCGGTAGTCGAACCGAACATGGTGGATCGCGTCCGGCGTAGGCCCCAGCAACAGCAGGTTGTCGGGGCTCACAGCCCAAAAGGTTGGCGACGCTGAAGCATGCGTGCCGACGATGAAGCGGTCGCGGAACACGTCGTAGGGCAGCCACGTCAGGCGCCACTCGTTGGCCGGCACTGCAGGAAGAAGCGCAGAAACGGTGTAGTCGTCGCTGACATTCCGAAAGCCACGAAAGTCGGTCAGCGCCAGGGTGTTGCCAGGCTGCACCAGCATTTGTGCGATCAAGGCGGGGTCGTGGTCCATCCGCGCGGCGGTGATCGACATCAGCACGCGCTTGCGCATCCAGCGCCAGTGCTCGGTGCGGCGTTGAATCTTCTCCCACGCCGTCGAGACCCAGTTGCAGATGCGCAGGTCGTCGCCGACGGCGCCCACCACGGTAGCCAGGTTGCCGCCCGATCGGCCCGACTCCAGCTTCGTGCGGTTGACCAGATCCAGGTAGTTCACGGCTCGATCAGAGCGCCGCGATCACGGTGTACGGGAATCGCTTGCGGTCGATCGTGACGGTCTTGTTGCGGTCGAACTCGTCAACCTCGTCCACGCCGATCACGGCCGCGTCCAGGCGAGTCAGCACCGACTTGGGCACGTCCACATCACGGCCCCGCTGGATGCGGAAATCGCCCTCTTCGCACCCGCCCATGAAGACGTGGCGCTCTTCGTTGTCGTTGCCCAGGCTGATGTTGATGGTGAACCATCCCTTCTTTCGGGCGGCGTCAATCGGCGGTTTGCGGATTTCGGACATGCGTGCTCTCCAGTGCAAAGAAAGGGGCCGAAGCCCCTGCCCGTGAGGGACTTAGAACGTGGTGGCCACCGGCACGAGGCCGACGTTGATGAACGTCGCCACGCCGGTCAGTGCAGTCGTGCCGGCAAGAAACACCGCCGCGCCAGAGACCACCTTCATCACCGCAAACGCCGTGAAGCCGAGCGGAATGTCGGGGATCACCGACTTGCCCACGGCATAACCGCCGCTGCCGATCGCCAAGCCGTCGTAGCCGCCCTGCACCACCTTGATGGTGCCTGCCACGTTGGCGCCGATGACGTAGTAGCAGGTCGTGCCGACGGGCAGTTGAACGAAGCCCGTTGAGCCCGTGGGCTGTACGTAGTCCACCTGCGATGCCGGAAGGTCAGCCGCCACCAGCGCGGCCAGAGCCGTGTTGGTCTGGGCTGCGATGTTGCGCATCACGCCGGCAACCGTGATCGATCCTGCGCCCGTGGTGGTAAATGCTGTAGCCGTGGAGCCAATAACGGCCAGGCCGTTGAAGAGGCATTGATTGGCCATCTGCCGTTCGGCGGCGGTCCGGATATGTGCTGCTGTTGCCATGATTGAAGTCCTTGAAAATGGTTGAAGAAGGGCTCGCGTTGAGCCCGTTCAGGTTGCTTACTGGAGCACGCCGCATTCAACGCGGACCATCCAGGCGTCATTCAAAATGCACGCCGTGGCGTACATCTTGAAGCCCACATGACCTCGTTGGCCGAGCACGTCGGAGTCGCTGGGCTTGGGGTTCACCACGATGGGCGTGACCGCGTTGCTGCCCGCCAGGCTGACGGTGGCGTAGGCGTCTGCCCCGACGATGATGATCGGGTAAACGTCTGCCAGGCCGGTGCCAGAGCCGCCGTTGGTCAGCAGCGTGGAACCGCTGGCACCAGCCACCAGGAACGGCGCGTAGAGCGTCGATGCCAGGAAGCGGATGTCACGGTAGCTGCCGATCTCGTTGGGCAGCAGCGGCATGCCGTTGCCGTACTCGCTCGGCGTGCGGAACGCCTTTGCGCCGCCGGTTTCGGTCAGCGCTTCCAGATCCACCTGCAGGTCCGGGTGGCAGAAAGCGATGAACGCCGGACGGATAGGCGCGGTGCCCACCTTGTCGGTGCCGGCCAGCATCTTGCCGATCGGCTTGGCGTTCTGGCGCTTCAGTTGCCGGATGGCGCGGTTCAGGGCCAGCGTGGTGACGGCACTGGCCACTGTGCCGCGGGTCGTTGCAGCGCCAGCGTACAGCAGGTTGGTGCCGCCGCGGATGGCGTTGTAGCAGACGAGTTCGGCGGTTTGCCCGGCCATCTCGCCCAGCACTTCGGCGTACTCGGTCAACACCGGGTCTTCGTGGGTGTCGGCGATCACGTCGCTGATCTGCACGCGGCGACCGAACTGCTGCAGGGTGGCCTGCACGTCGGTCGGCACGATGCTGTCGGGCGCAGGCGTAACGCCTTCAACCAGCGGCGTCAGGCTCGGCGCGAAGCCGTTGTAGCGGCGGAACCGAATGATGTTGGTCTTGTTCTTCGGGATCGGCTGTTGCTGGCCGAAACGCGACATGCACATCATGGGCAGTGCGCGTTCGAGGAGTTTGCTGGCTGCGAAAGCCGCAGTGCGGGGGGTCATATCACCATAAACGTTCGACATGATTCAGTCCTTCAGGCTTGCTTGAGCGCCTGCGAGAACACAGCGAAGTGGCCATCGAAGTCGTCGGGGGCCGGGCCGGTTGGAGGCCTGACATTCCCACGAGGGGCCACACCCGCTGCGCGTCGTAGGCGCTCGGTGTTTGTGTTTGCCGGCTGTGCCGGCGCTGGGGTAGGTGCTGGGCTGCCCATAGGCTTGCCCTTTGCCGCGTAGTACAGGGTCAGCACGCTGGCGCTGTCTTCCACGGTGTTGGCGTTCGTGTAGATACTGCGGATTTCCTGACGTTGGCCTTGCAGCCAGCCGTCGAAGTCCGCGCCCCGGATGTCTTCACGCCAGGACTTGGTGAATCGCTCGTCAAGGCCGTTCCAGACCTCTTCGTGCTGCTTCCTGTCCTCGCGGGAAATGATCGGCTGCAAGCGCTGGTTGGCTTGTTCAGCGTCCTGCTGCGCTTGCTCGACCTTCTTGCGGAGTTCAGCGACGGTCGATTCAAGGCCGGCGGTTGCTGTGCTCACGCGCTTCTGGACAGCGGCGTTCAGGTCTGGGGCTTGGTCCAGCACGTCGTCATCGACCGGCGCTGCAGCTCGAACCGGGGCGGCTTTCGCGGCCAACAGTTCATCGAGCTGTCTGCGCATCTCGTCAACGACTGACTTGAGCTGGTTGTTCTCTTTGGCGAACGCCGACACCCGGTTTGCGCTGCTGCGCTCGCGGTGGCGTGCGTCATCGACCTGGCGCTGCATTTCCCCCATGGGGTCTGCTGCCGGCTGTTCATCATCCGATGCGGCCGGCGCTGTGGGCGCGGGCTCTGCTACAACAGCGTCGTCGTCAACCTCGGGGGCGGGCGCGGGCGCGCTGTCCGGGGCTTTGGCGAACTCTGCGAAGGCTTCGTCGAACGAATCTGCAAGGTCTTGGGACATTGGTTTCTTGACGGCGTACCATGCGGCAGAGGCGGTCGCGCGTTGTGATAGGCGCGAGTGTCAGAATCCAAGCCTTCTTTGTCACGGTTCGCATACTCGGTCCATGAACCTACCCAAGTTCGAGTGGTACATGATCCCGATGTCGGTCCTTGCCACGCTGCCATTCGTGGCGCTGTGCGTCTGGATCGGCGCGGCGTTCGATCTGCCATGGCTGTTCAATGCCGGGGCTTACATCAGCCTGATCCCCACCGTGTTCTGGGGCGTGCCGATGGTCGTCATCGCCGCCGGCTACCCGCTGATGTGGGCCTTCATGGGCTTGCAGTGGCTGGCTCTTTGGCTGGCACGGCAGATCGCAGCGCTTCGTCATAGGCGCGGTTGACCGACTGCAACACCTTGCGGCGGCGCACTTCCATCGCCTGCAGCCGGGCGTACTTGATGCTCTCGGGCTGGTCGGCGGCGATGATCGACAGTTCTTCCTTGCGCAGTTGCGTGAGTTGCGCGCGAATGCCCGTCAGCGCGCCGCCCAGCCTGTAGATCGGCCCGGCCTCCTGCGCCAGTTCGCGGGCCATGTCCATCTTGCCGTCACGCATGGCGTTCTTCACCGGGCCGGTCGCTTCGTCGATTTCTTTCATGCGCTCGTAGGCCAACATGCGGTCGGTCTCGGCGTTGATCTTCCCGTAGAGC